ATGAGAAGGATCTTCCCGAAGATGTCGCTCTTCAGAACGCACGCTTGGCAAAGATCCTTACCATTGATGAATATGACTTTCCCAACAAACGCATCAGACTTTGGTCCGCCACCTCCGATTACATCACTGACGATGGAACAGGAGTTCAAGATCAGACAGATAACAGATGCACTGAACAGACCTGAAACTAAAAAGGAGGACATCATTACTGTCTTCCTTGCACTACAGCGTCAGTGCTTTGTGTTGTCTAACAACATGTCACAGCTATTAAAACAATGGAATCTCCCACCTACTACACCCGAGGAAACATTGAAGTCTGGGACTTCGTCCGAGACCAAGGACTGAACTACCACCTAGGTAACGCAGTCAAATATATCTGCAGAGCTGGTTATAAGGACAGCGCTGTTGAGGACTTAACTAAAGCTATCCACTACCTACAAAATGAGCTACAGCACACTTCTAAATCAAGCCAAAGAATTCCGCCAGGCGTATGGGATTCTGTCTTCGGAGACACAAGTGGAGATGCAGAAAGCTTTGATCGATGAAGAATGGTCAGAGTTTCATGAAGCATATCACCTTGGTACTGATGAAGAGGAACTAAAAGAACTGTGTGATTTAGTTTATGTCTGCTATCAGTATGCAGCTAATTGTGGATGGGATCTCGATGAAGCAATGGATCGAGTTCACAAATCTAATATGTCCAAGCTTGGGCGTGACGGTAAGCCTATCTACCGTGAAGATGGGAAGGTCCTAAAGGGACCGATGTATCGACCACCTAACCTTAAAGATCTACTCAATGACTACTACCGAACTGAAGAATAATTTCCAAAAGCAACTTGACGAAGCTGTTGTTACTGTCCACCAATTGCAAGGTGCTATTGCAGCACTGAATGCATACGAAGAATCCCAAACCACCGAAGAGCAGACTGAAGATGAGTGATTACATTTCTCGGACTGGACGTGTTCAGTCTTGGATTGATGAGCCTGATGGAAGGCTCCCTGTATCTTGCACCGTATTTAAAGTAGACAATGAACTTGAAGGACCAAACGGAATTGAAGCCTCTTGGCGATTTGCGAGTCACGCTCTACGAAACGGCGCAGGAGTTGCTATCCACCTATCAGAACTGGATCCACGTGGACACGAGAGAGCGTCAGGCGTCGTTGCGAGTGGTCCTGTATCATTTGGACGAATCTACTCGGCTCTTAACGAAACTCTCCGCCGAGGAGGAAAGTACAAAAATGGTGCAATAGTTCTACATCTTGATGCTGATCATCCTGACATCCTGGAGTTCATTGAGACACCACGTAGCGAGTTGCCTTGGGTGAAGCGTTGCGTGAATATCACTGATGAATTGTGGGATAAATTTGAACATAAAGATGCACTGTTGCTTGGCATCAAGCGTGGTGATATCTGGCTAAATAAAATCCGACACGATGGAGAGGAAAGGATTTATGGAAATGTCTGTCTCGAAGTTTACCTGCCATCACGCGGAACTTGCTTGCTGCAACATATCAATCTCGGTGCCTGTGAGTTCGACAAAATCCCAGAAGCTTTTACTAACGGTATGTCCGAGCTGTGCAGCCTACATGGCGTCACAGGTGTTGGACAGTCTGGTGAGTACTTGTCACCCGCAGTGGATCGACAAGTTGGACTTGGCGTCCTGGGACTTGCCAACCTCCTACGAAGGTACGGAGTAACTTATGCTCAGTTTGGACGTGCTCTTGAGTCGTACAACGCTGGTAATAAAGTAAGTTCTGCTGCTTATGAACTTGCTGCACAAATTGGTCTTGGTGTCAGACGTGCTGCAGAGGTAGCACGTACACATGACATGAGGCGTGCATTTGCTATTGCACCTACTGCATCCTGCTCCTACCGGAGTAAGGACCTGGATGGCTACACTGCTACTCCAGAAATTGCACCACCTATCTCAACAACAGTTGATCGTGACTCTGGCACCTTTGGTGTAGAGACATTTGATTATGGTGATGTAGAAACCGCATCCGAAGTCGGATGGGATGATTATAAAAGAGTCGCTGATAACATTATGATTATGTATCGGCGCACGGGACTTCTTCACGGGTACTCATTTAACTCATGGTCAGACATGGTTATTTATGATGAGGCATTCATTGAAGAGTGGTTGAAATCTCCTCAAACCTCCCTTTACTATAGCCTTCAAGTGATGGGTGATGTTCAGGATAAGACTGATGCTTATGCAGCGTTGGATGAAGAGGACGTTAACAACTACTTGGAGGCTCTGTTACAAGAACCAGAACCTCAATGTGATTGTCAAGAATGAATCCTTATCAAAAACTACTGGCACGTAAAAGAAAGTGGACTCCCGTGCAAACCACTGCAGGCAAAGTTGTAGAGGGTACGGAGGAGACAATCTTCCGTGCTCTTGCACTGCGCCACATGGAATTACCCGTTGCTGATTTTATTACCGATGCTCTTGCCACTGAAGTACCAACGCTCTCCAGAGAGCTACTGCAGTCAAATGTACGGGATGAAGAGAACCACGACCTGGCACTTGGTTACATCGCCAATGCTTATGGTGTGGACCCAAAGGCTGAGGCGGAAGCCTTACGTCTACGTGAAGCTTGGACTGCGCATCCAGATCACACGATCGTCAAAGCGATGGTTGCCGAGCGTTCGATTTTCTTTGTACTACTCCCGTTTTTTCGAGCTAATGGTGACGCTGGTATGCGAACAGTATCTGCGGACATCAGCCGAGACGAACAGATCCACGTCGCGGCGAACAGCTTGGTTTGCAAAGAACTGAACTTGGATATCTCTCCGAGTCTAGACAAACTACGTAAAGCTACTATCAACTGGGTTATGCAACCTCTTGGTAGTAATGCCAATAAGTTTTTGGACAAAAAATTTTGGCTGGATTCCAGTGATCGCTTGATGTATGAGGGTAAAGCACCTGAGCTTTCCTTCACCAAGTCAGCACGGATGCCAGCGTTCTTTGAGCACAGCAATGTCAACTTACCTTCGTACGCTTGAAGTCTTTGGAATGCAAGCCAAGGCATTGCTTCAAGAACTAGATGAAACCTTTCCACCAACCAACCCTAACCCTGATATGACAATGGAACAAATCATGTACCGCTCAGGACAACGCAGTGTTGTTGAGTGGATTGAAGCAAAGATGGAGGAGAACAATGTTCACCAATAAAGAACTAGAACAAATGAGAGCCATCGCTTATGGTGGCTATAAGACTGTACCTACACGACGTGTACGTACTAATAGTTCCGGTGGTTATAAGACCGTTGGAGGTGGTATTGACTACGGATACTATGGTGGTCAAGGTTCCACTGGTATGCCTGGCTTTAACATGAAGCAAGACCCAGTGTCTCGTAACTTCGGACGTATTGCTAAAGAACTGGGTATCAAAAGTATTGATAGCAAGAATGATATTGCTGCTATCTATGACTACCTCGGTCGTAACACGACCAAGAGTACTAAGAAGGAAACTAAAGCTCCTGAATCAGTATCAGCACAAGCTGGTCAAGGTAACAAAGTTACTGTCAACAACCCTGAAACCGTATCAACTCCTGGTGTAGAAGACGAGACTTACTACAATAAGGAGGACTCAACTGGTACTACTGGTTTTGATATTAATAACCTCGGTAGGTTTGGTGGTCGTGCTGATAGATTCGGTATGGCTGACATTATTGGTGCATACAATTCTGGTTATAGCTTTGGTGATATCAATAACTTCATTAGTACTTTGTCTAACAACCCTGGTTGGAGAGATGCAGCAGCCGGTGGTTATAACTCTGAAGGTCCTGGTTTCAAAGCATTGCAGGATAATATGCAAGGTCGTATCACTACTGGTTACTACAATCCTACTCTTACTGGACATGGTGGTGACCATGATCAGTACTTTGGTCATGCTGACCTTATGGGTAACCGTAAGGCTGGTTTCACTGACCGTCAGATCATGGCATTCCTTGATGCTAACCCTAACAAGCTGCGTGGCGGTAATGTCAAAGGTGCACAAGGTGGTCTTTATGAAACCTTGAAAGCAGGTCTTCCACCTGAACCAAGGGATCCTACTAACCTAATGATTGGTAGTACTGGTCTTGGTAATTCAGGTACTGCTTCTGGTGTGAAACCAAAACGTTCTAAGAACTCTCAGAGTGGACGTTCTTCTTATGGTACCTCTCAATATAACCGTAGTAACTTCGGTACTGCACGCAGTCCTCTTGCAATTGGATTGAATATCTAATGACAGCTATCGCACGGTACAATAAATTACAAGGTGACCGCTCTGCGTTTCTACATAAAGCAAGACAGTGTTCAGACCTGACACTACCTTATCTAATTAAGGACGACAACCAATCTAATAAAAACATGGAAGTACTTGTTACTCCATGGCAATCAGTAGGAGCTAAAGGTGTAGTCACCCTTGCATCTAAGCTCATGCTTGCTCTACTCCCTCCACAAACCAGCTTCTTTAAGTTGCAGATGGATGAGTCAGAGATTGCAAAGATGGGTGAGATGGACCCACGAATTAAATCAGAGCTTGACCTTTCATTTGCAAAGATCGAACGTACCATCATGGAAAGTATTGCTAGCAGCAATGACCGTGTGGTGATTCACCAAGCTATGAAACATTTGGTGGTGTCAGGTAATGCGCTGATCTACATGGGTAAGGATGGATTGAAGATGTATCCTCTGAACCGCTACGTTGTAGACCGCGATGGAGATGGCAATGTAATGGAGATTGTCACCAAGGAACGTATCAATAAAGAACTTGTTCTTGATTACATTCCTGAAAAACCTAACAAACCTATGTCTGATGAGAACTCATCTAACTATGAAGATGAAGTTGATGTGTACACACATGTCATCAGAGAGAACAACCGCTACACATGGTATCAAGAGGTAGAAGGCGCTAAGCTTCCTAAGTCTTTTGGTAAGGCACCTCTTAAATCAAACCCTTGGTTGGTGTTGAGGTTCGCTACAGTAGACGGTGAAGTATATGGACGTGGACGTTGTGAAGAATTTATCGGTGACTTGAAGAGCCTAGAAGGTTTAAGTCAATCACTGGTGGAAGGTGCAGCAGCAGCCAGCAAGGTTGTATTTACTGTGTCGCCTTCATCTACAACGAAACCACAGACGCTAGCTAATGCTAGTAACGGTGCCATCATCCAGGGTAGACCTGATGATGTTGGTGTCATCCAGGTTGGTAAGACTGCTGACTTCAGTACTGCTTACAACATGGCAATGGGTCTTGAGAAACGACTAGCAGATGCATTCCTCATTATGCAAGTCCGTAACTCTGAACGCACTACTGCTGAAGAGGTACGTATGACCCAGATGGAATTGGATCAACAACTTGGTGGACTATATTCTCTGCTGACTGTTGAGTTCCTACTCCCTTATCTAAATAGAAAACTTGCTATTGCTCAAAAGACAGGTACTATTCCACGTATCCCTGAAGGCATTGTTAAGCCTACTATTGTTGCTGGTATTAATGCATTGGGTAGAGGACAAGACCGGGAAGCTCTGGTCATGTTTATCACAACCCTTGCACAAACACTAGGACCTGAAGCTGCCTTGCAGTATGTCAATCCTGAAGAGTATGTCAAGCGTCTCGCTGCATCTCAAGGTATTGATACTCTTAACCTTGTTAAAGGTATGGAGGAAGTCATGGCAGAACAACAACGAAATATGCAAGAAGCTCAGCAGATGGAACTCACTAAACAAGCAGGTTCATTTGCTGCCACCGAACAAAAAGCTATTGAATCAGAAAATGACAGACAAGCCGCAGCCTCCCAAGCGGGTCCGCCAGAAGCAGGCACCCAAGCCTAAGCAACTTCCGAACGTAGGACCTGCTGCAGACACTAACAAGTATGCACCTAAAGAAAAGATCGGAACTCCCACCCTCGGTCGTGAAAAAGGTTATGTAACACGGGTGGGACTTGGTAATCTAGAAACTATTACTTATGGCAACACTGACGTACAACCCTGATGAATCACAAGAGGGTGTCCTTTCAGCAGATGAACAAGACTCACTTGCTGTTGGTGAACAACTAGCACAAGAAGAATCTAAACTCCTTGCTGGTAAATATAAGGATGCTGAAGATCTTGAGAAAGCATACATTGAACTACAATCAAAGCTAGGTAAGAACGAACCTGAAGCTGAGCAGCCACAACAACAGGAAGAGGAACAACAACAGGAAACACCTGAAGTTGATATTGAATTCCTTGATCAGTTGTGGAATGAAGCACAGGAAGATAATTTCTCCCAGGAATCATTCGACCGTCTAAAGGAGATGGCTCCTGCTGACATGTTGAAGATGTACTTTGATTATCGTGCTGGTGTAGAGAACAACCAAGCTCCTGCTATCTCTAATGAAGAGGCATCAGAACTGCGTGGTCTTGTTGGAGGAGATGACGCTTATAGACAGATGACACAATGGGCGGGTCAGAACATGTCTGAACAAGAGATAGACATGTACGACAGCATCATGCAGAAAGGTGATAAGGCTTCAATGTACTTCGCTATGCAAGCATTGAAGTCTCGTTACACAGATGGTGTTGGTGCTGATGGTCAGCTACTGACTGGTAAACCTGCACGCTCACAACAGAAAGGATTCCGTAGTCAAGCAGAACTTGTACGAGCTATGAGTGATCCACGTTATGACAACGATCCTGCTTATCGAGCAGACGTTGCTGCAACACTTGAAGCATCTAACATTGATTTTTAATGACTACTACCACCAACGAATTCGGACAACAAAACATTTTCGCTAAGGAGCCACCTATTATTATGACTGAAGTAACTGTTACTCATAACGAAAAAGCTGAAAAGCTGAATGGTCGTCTCGCCATGCTTGGTGTGATGGCTGCTCTCGGTGCTTATGCATTGACTGGACAAATTATCCCTGGAGTTTGGTAATGGCACCTAAAAAGAATACCAATAAAGGTACTAAGACATCTGGACAAATGCCTAGTCATGTAGGTTTGGTTGAAAAACTACGTAAGCGTAATGCTGCACTTGAAGCTCAGATTCGAAAACTCAGAGGTAAGTAATGGCTAAAGCTAAATCCTGCTGGTCAGGATATGAAAAGCGTGGTACTAAAACTAAAGGTGGTAAAACTGTAAACAACTGTGTAAAAAAAGGTACTAAAAAGAAATGATTGGAATGGGAATTCGCGCTGCAGCTAGTGCTGCTAGCCAAGCTTCAAAGAAGCGTAAGGAACAAGAAAACAAAAAGCGTAAAGCACAGTACGAATACGAGAAGCAGCGTAAACAGCAGAGTACTTCAGCATCTAAAAGTACGAGTAAACCCACCACTTCACCTAGGAAGGCTGCCGATAGTCGTAAGCGTAAGGTAGCTAAGACTAGGCGCAATGCACGTTCACTTTATAACAGAAGCCGACGATGATTGAGTGTCCAGACTGTACTGCCAACCAGCAGTACGTACTGGAACAACTCCAAGTCAATGCAGGTGTTACAGATAAGACTGCACTTGCTGTCCTGTTAGGAAACATCCAACAGGAATCAAACTTTAAACCTAATGTCTGCGAAGGTGGTGCTGTCATTCCATATGACCAATGCCTTCGTGGAGGTTATGGATTAATTCAATGGACGACACAGGCACGTTATGACGGACTTGGATTGTTCTGTAAAAAATACGGATGTGATCCTTCATCAATAGAAGGACAAACCCGTTACATGATTAATGAAATGAGGTTTAGGGATGACCTGTACGCATTCCAAACTAATCATCAAACCGTGAAGTACTACATGAACGCAGCCTATTACTGGTTGGGTTGGGGCGTCCACGGAAATCGTACACATTACACCTATTCTTTTTTAAATAAATTACAATGATTAAGACTGCAATTATCTCCGGTATCCTCCTCGGCGCTGCACATGGTGCATTCGTCTCCGAAGTCCAAGCAGGACCCTACGTCCGTGGCGAAGCTGAAGTCAAAGGCGTAGATGGTGACTTTGGTAAGTCCAAAGTTCAAGGTCGTGTTGGCTATGAGTATGAGAACTTCGAGCGCGTGACTCCCTATGTGGAGATTGGCGGTGGTGCTATTACTCCTGATGGTCAACCTTCTGAAGGTTTCCTTGCTGTTGAAGCTGGTGCCAAGGTTGAACTGACTGAGAATCTGGACGCTAAAGTTTCCTTTGAAAACCTCCGTTATGATGGAGACAATAACTGGAAAGTGAAGGTCGGTACTAAGTACACCTTCTGATTATAAATTTAATGTGGTGGGTGGGACGGTTTAATCATCTCAATTACTTATGACATCTTCTGTACTTACTCGCGAGCAGCAACAAGGTGCATGGGAAGACTTTTGTCAATGGGTGACATCAACCAATAACCGACTGTATGTCGGATGGTTTGGTGTCCTCATGATCCCTTGCCTGTTGGCTGCTACTACTTGTTTTATTATTGCTTTCATTGCAGCACCACCGGTTGACATTGATGGCATCCGCGAACCTGTTGCAGGTTCTCTGATGTATGGAAATAACATCATCTCTGGCGCTGTCGTGCCTAGCTCAAACGCCATCGGTTTGCACCTGTACCCTTTGTGGGAAGCGGGTTCTTTGGACGAATGGCTTTATAACGGCGGACCGTATCAGTTGGTCTGCTTCCACTTTCTGCTCGGTATCTTCGGATATATGGGACGTGAGTGGGAACTCTCGTATCGTCTCGGAATGAGACCTTGGATCTTTGTTGCATATTCTGCTCCAGTCGCTGCGGCGTCTGCTGTCTTCCTTGTCTACCCTTTTGGACAAGGTTCTTTTTCAGATGGGATGCCTCTTGGCATTTCCGGTACATTTAACTTCATGTTGGTGTTTCAAGCTGAGCATAATATTCTTATGCATCCCTTTCATATGGCTGGCGTGGCTGGTGTATTTGGTGGGGCGCTGTTCTCAGCTATGCACGGAAGCTTGGTCACGTCGTCCCTCATCCGTGAGACGAGTGAGCAGGTATCTCAGAACTATGGCTACAAGTTTGGACAAGAAGAGGAGACATACAATATTGTTGCGGCGCATGGTTATTTCGGACGGCTTATTTTCCAATATGCTTCGTTTAATAATAGCCGCTCTCTACACTTCTTTCTTGCTGCCTTTCCCGTCGTTGGCATTTGGTTCACTTCCCTTGGTGTTAGCACTATGGCGTTTAACCTCAATGGATTCAATTTTAATCAAAGCCTAATCGACTCACAGAATCGTGTGATCCCTACTTGGGCAGACATTCTGAACCGAGCTAACCTCGGTCTTGAAGTTATGCATGAGCGTAATGCTCACAACTTCCCACTTGATCTTGCAGCAGCAGGCACTACTCCTGTTGCTCTCACTGCTCCTATTATTGGATAATTAAATGAGTGCTTACCTTAAACGATTGAACATAGCCGACGTTGACGATACAGGTGAAGCCGTCGGTGCATATATTAAAAGGGTTCACATCGTTGAGGTAGTGGACTCGGACGGGAATCCCTGGGAACCTGTACCAGGACCCGATCCATGGGATGCCCTAGTAGTTGTAGATAAAGCACAATGGTCTGACGGTAATGTCTACGCTGTTGGAGAGACTATTACTGGTGTTAGTGCTACCTACACTGGTGGTACTGACCAAGTGATTTACCGTTCTCGTACACAGCACAAACCTGTAGGATCCGGCGCTTGGATCAATAGTCCTTGGACTAATCACGCCAACACACCACAGGTGATTGCTTTTACTATCCCTGCTGGTGAAGAAAATGGTGAGTTACGATTCCAGACACAGGCTAGAGATAGTTCTGTAGAGCCTGTTGAACAGGTCAATTCCTTCGCATCAGTTAAGGGTATTGCTCCACTTGAATGGGGCGCTATATCACAAACAGTTTCTGATAATCCCTACGATCCCAATTCAGATGGTGCAGTTCCTGTC